AACGCTCACATCTTGCAACAGTACATGAATCGTAGGGCGTATGAGACGCGCAGCGATTACCAGCGCAAGATGCAAGAAGTCGAGCAGCTTAAGCAGCAGACTTCTGGCGTTTATGATGTGCTAAAGCAGTACGAAAATGACTACGCCAAGCATGGCATTAGCGTGGCTGACATAGCTAAGCGGTCGATTGCTTGGGACAAGGCAATGCAAGCTAATCCGGTTCAAACAGCGTTAGAATGGCTCGATTCCTACGGGGTCAATCTGCAAGACCTCTACAACGGATACTCACAGCAGCCACAGCAACCGGCAAATTACTTGACCCGCGAAGAGGCGGAACGGATTGCGGAAGAGAAGTTTCAGTCGATACAGGCACAAGAGAAGCAAAACGCAGTTGCTTACTACAATGAGCGACTTGTAGAATCATTCATGAAAAACAAGCCGTTGTTTCGAGATGCTGAAACTGCCTCACAACTAGAGGCAGAAATGGCACCGATAGTACAAGGCTTGTCGGCAACAGGTAGGTATAGCTCTCCCGAAGAGATCCTAGAAACCGCCTACAATTACGTTGTTGCCGGGAACCCGACTTTTTCCAGCCTCAATTCTGCGATGGCTGCAAAGTCGGTTGTTGAACAAAAACAGGCTGCTGTCGCTCAGGCGAAAACAGCTTCGCGCTCAATATCTGGCTCCGCTGGTTCAGGGACTCCCAAGATCAAAGCAAAAGATTTACGGGACAACCTGCGGCGTCGCTTCGTCGGCGAGTAAGTTTGTGGTTGTCCCAATAACCTTTAGGACAACCAAAAATGGCAAACTTAGAAGAGGCAATCGTAGCAACCTTGTTCGATCAGAGCGAGGAAATTGCTGACGAGATCATGCACCACAATCCGCTGCTCATGGCGCTAGACGACCAGGGGCTTATCCGTAGGTTTTCGGGGGGATACGAACTCCGCAAGCCGGTAATGTACAACGATTCAGCAGTAGGCGGCTTCTACAGCGGCTTTAGCTCGTTTGACCTTGACGCAATCGACGATATGACTGCGTTTCGGTTTGCGATCAAGCAGTGCTATGAGCCGGTAGCGATTGACGGTCGTAGCCGTCGTGCTAACCGCGATCAGGCACAGCTTCTTGATCTCGCTGAGACCAAGATGAAGGCAGCTATCGCACGCCTTAAGAACACAGTATCCACTTCGCTCCGTGGCGATGGCACTGGTTCTGGTGGTTTGGAGTTTGACGGCATTAAGAAGGCTGTCAGCACTTCGCCATCGTCAGGCACTTACGGACAGATTGATCGTTCGACCAATACGTTCGCTCGCAACTTGGCTGTAAACGTCACGTTGTCGGCTTCAAACGTACAGGAGACGATCACAGATACGCTTTCCCAGGTTACTCGCGGCAGTGAAATGCCGGATCTTGGAATGATGGATCGTACAGCCTGGAAGTTTCTGCACAGCTCACTAACGGCTATTCAGCGTATTGCGCTTCCGACAAAGAAGGCAGTCGCTGGCTTCCGTGTAATGGAGTACGACGGTTGCAGCTTTGTGTTTGACGGCGGTTATGGCTCAAGCGTTCTTGAGACAAACTCATGCCGACTTCTCAACACGAAGTATTGGTCGTTTGACATGGTTCGAGGGGCAGACTTTAAGCCGCTCGCACCAGAGATGAACCGTCCAGTAGATCAGGATGCTTTCTTCACAGTAATTCTTGTTGAAGGCAACCTGTGCTGTGCTGCACCTGCACTTCAGGCTGTTATTTACGCTTAGGTAGGAGGGACAGAACATGTCACGTTCAGGATCATTCGGAGTAAATTACAAGAAGGTTTGGGATGGGATTACTATTCCCCTACCAGCACAGGTTGGCGATCTCGGAAGCTGTCCGGAAGGGGAGTTTCTTTTCGTACAAGCTGGCGCTGCTGTTGCTCAGTATGCCTTCGTTAAGCTGTCTGATGATGGTCAGGCAGTAGAGCTAACGACAACCAATGCTGGTTCTAACAACCTGCAAGTTGGCGTTGCTCAGGTTGCTGCTGCTGACAATGAATACTTTTGGGTATGGGTTGGCGGCGTAGGTGGCGGTGGAGTTGGAACAGGCATTAAGGGCAAGTGTGCGGCTTCGTACGCTGCTGATGCTAATCTTAACACTACTGCTACAGCAGGTGTGGCTGATGATGCTTCTACAACCAGAATTGCAAACGTCGTAGGGCTCACAACCCTTACGGGCGCTGGTACGGTAGAGCTGAAGTCAACGGGTTACTTGCTTGTAAATTAAGCAACACGGGGGTGCCAGTACGGACCCCCACTTTTTTGTGTAGGTATGTCACTCACACAAGATTTAATGGGTTTAGGCTTGGCTGCTGAAGTTGCAGTCGAGTTGTCTCAGGAAATACAAGGCACAATAGCGGGAAAGCCAGTTGTCGAGGATGGTCTGATAAGTGGAGACACTCTTCAGTACAATGTAGCTTTGGACGCTTGGATAACAACTAACGTCACTGACGGGGGAAATTTCTAATGGCTAATACAATTCGCATTAAGAGGCGCTTAACGGGATCGGCTGGCGCACCTGCAAGTCTGGTAAACGCAGAATTGGCATTTAACGAAGTAGACGGAAAACTCTACTACGGACAGGGTGGCAATTCGACAGCAGCTAGCACCATTATCGCTATCGGCGGTTCTGGTGCTTTTGTTGATCTCACCAGCAACCAGACCATTGACGGTGACAAGTCTTTTGTTGCTACCGTAAACATTAACTCGCTTCAGTTGAATGGCGCTTCTGTCACAGCCAACGCTGCTGAACTTAATCAACTCGACGATGTAACCCCTGGCACCGCTTCTGCAAGCAAGGCGCTTGTGGTTGATGCTAACAAGGATCTAAATCTTTCAGGTGGTGATCTTACTGTTCAGGATCTCGTTGTAAACGGCGATCTGACCGTCAATGGCACCGAAACCATACTCAATACTCAGACTCTTGAGGTCGAGGACAAGAACATTGAGATGGGTGTAGTTGCTACGCCTAGCGATGCTTCTGCTGATGGCGGTGGTATTGTTCTTAAGGGAACAACCGACAAGAGCATCCTTTGGTATGACGCTTCAGATGCTTGGGAAAGCTCTGAGCACTTCAATCTTGCTGCTGGCAAAAAGTTCCAGATTGCTGGCACTGATGTTCTTACTGGCAGCGCACTCGGTTCTGGCGTTACGTCATCTTCGCTCACAAGCGTTGGGACGATTAGCTCGGGAACTTGGCAGGGAACTGCTGTAGGTATCGCTTACGGCGGCACCGGACAGACAACTGCTCAGGCTGCGATTAACGCGCTAACTCAGGCAAGCGGCGGAAGCAACGGACAAGTGCTTACTCGCAACAGCAGCGGTAATGCTGTGTGGGAAGATCCAGCAGACAGCGGAATTTCGTCACTCAATGGGTTGACGGTTGATACGCAGACTTTTGCCATTGGAACAGATGCCTCACAAGAGGTTCCATACTGGTCATCGTCAGGAAGTGTTCACACGCTGAACATTCCGTATGCGACCAACGCTGTTCGCGGTCTTGTTAGCAACCAAAACCAGTTGTTCGGTGGTCGTAAGGCTTTCCTTGATGGCGCAACCGTTGGCGAAGGCTCAGGCATTGGCGGAACGTTCGACGTTTACAACACCGGCAGCGCACCAGCCGTTCTCATAAAGAAGGCGAATGGCGCGACTGGCGAGGCGATCAAGTTCATCGATCACACCAGTGCGGCTGTATTTGTAGTCGATGCTTCTGGCGCAGTCACAACCGGCAGCTGGTCTGGATCGACCATCGCAGTAGCAAACGGAGGTACCGGAGCTACAACGGTTCTTGGCGCACAACAGGCTCTCGAAGTTGAGCCCGGTGTTGACGTTCAGGAATACAGCGCAAAGCTGCAAAGCATCGTTGATCTGTCTGGATCGTTCTCTTCAGGAGTGGTTCAGCTTGTCGGATACTCGGCTGCAAACACAGCAGAGTTTGTTTCGACCACGACCTTTTCGCGATCCTTGCTTGATGATGCTTCGTCAAGCGATGCGCGTACCACGATGGGTCTTGCAATCGGAAGCGACGTTCAGGCGTATTCGGCAAACCTGTCTGCGCTCGCTGGTCTTACTAGCGCCGCTGACAAGCTGCCGTACTTCACGGGTTCGGGGACTGCCGCTGTTGCAGACTTCTCTAGCTTTGGACGCTCGCTTGTTGATGATGCTGATGCTGCTGCTGCACGTAGCACATTGGCGCTCGGTTCAATCGCTACTCAGGCTGCTGACAATGTAAGCATTACTGGCGGTAGCATCGACAACGTGGTTTTTGACGGCGGATCGTTCTAGTAGTAAGCGGGGAGGGGCTAGTACAGCTCTCCCCGCATGTTTCTTCTTATGGCAAACACCATAAAAATTCGCCGCAGCACTAGCGCAAGCAGCGTTCCAACTACTACGCAGCTTAGTGAGGGTGAGCTTGCCCTTAATGTTTACGACGGCAAGCTGTTCTTCAAAAAAGTGCAGAGCGGCACTGAAAGCATCGTTACGCTGCAAGAAGGTGGTGCTAGTGGCATCACAAGCCTAAATTCTCAAACAGGCGCGACGCAAACTTTTGCCGTTGGCACTAGCGGCAACGATGTTGCGTTTTCCTCAAGCTCAAATACACACACGCTAAATGTTCCTGATGCTTCCACTACGGCACGAGGCTTAGTAACGACAGGCGCACAATCATTCACTGGCGCTAAAACGCTAGTGCAGCCTGACGCGAATACCGTTGGCTTTACGTTAAAAGCTGCGGCTTCACCAGTTGCGGCTGTTATGAGCGTGGTCGATTCTACCGGCGCGACAACGTATTCGTACATGGATGGTTTTGGGCGATGGTTCGGTCGTCCAGCGCAGTTTAGCTCGTTTGCTGCAAATACGGCAGCAGTGTTGGGGATCGCTGGTGTTGCTACAGCTCCGTGTTTTATTGCTCGCGGTGCCAGCTCGCAGAGTGCGCACTTGATGCAGTTTCAAGACAGCACGCAAGCTGTTGTTGCCAACATGGATGTTCGCGGCAATTTAACACTCAACACCAACAAGCGTTGTGGCGGTCCTACCAGCGGAACCAACAGTGTTGCCCTTGGGCGAAACGCGCTCAATGCTTCGCTTTCCGGTGCTGACGCAAACACAGCCGTTGGAGACTATGCAGGGGCTGGTATTACGAGCGGCTATCGCTCTACCTGTATTGGTTATGGTGCAAATGCTGGAACGTCTGGTTATGGCAACACCGCGATTGGGTACAATTCTGGCGGTTCGATTACAACCAGTTTTGAAAACACATATCTCGGACAAAACGCCGGAGATACCTCCACTGGATCCCGCAACGTTTTTGTCGGCTACTACGCTGGCATTTCTGGCGCTACAGTTGGTGCGGGTCGCGTTACAGTTGTTGGCTATGCCGCAAAAGCACAAGGCGACTATGCTTTAGCGATTGGGGAAAATGCCTCTGCCGCCGCAAATTCGTGCGTTGTGCGTTGGGGCAACGCGAACAGAATCAACGGGGACAGCAACGGTCAAGTTGGCGTAAATGAAGCCACTCCTGGCGGTCAGTTGCAAGTAACTTCGGGTGCCGCAGCTCGCAAAGCCTTGCTTATAAAAGGCGCGGCATCTCAGAGCGCGAACCTTCTTGAGGTACAGGATAGTGCAGCAACTGCCAAGGCGTACACCCGCGCTGATGGCTCGCAAGTCGTTTCGCTTGCGGCAACCGACACCAATGCAGGAATTACAAGCATTGTTACTAATAACGGCTATACCTGTTTAGGCTTGTGGCAACAGGCAAGCACCGCTGGCGGCGTTTCACAGTATTTAGCTGCTTTTTATAACGCCTCAACCATTGTTGGCAGCATAACACACAACGGCAGCTCGACAGCGTTCAACACATCTTCCGACTACAGGCTAAAAGAAAACCTAGTACCACTGTCAAACCCGGTATCGCGGCTTGGTGCTCTGCCGGTTTATAGGTTTAACTTTAAGTCAGACCCGACACGTACTGTAGACGGCTGCTTGGCGCATGAGGTTGCTCAGTGTGTGCCAGAGGCAGTGGTTGGACAAAAAGACGGCACTGCTCCTGATGGCAGCATTTTGCCGCAAGCGGTTGACTACTCCAAGCTGGTGCCTTTGCTTGTTGCTTCGGTACAGGAGCTTTCCGCAGAGGTAGCATCACTCAAAGCGCGTGTAGCCGTTTTGGAGGGTGCATGAAGGTTCTAGTACAAACCAACAACTTGTGTAAGCATTGGGCGAACCTGTCTATATGGGAGACAAACAATGGCACAAATTGATTGGAACAACTTAATGAACGGTGGTGATACTCGAAAGAAGCGGTACCACGGGGCAAACGTAAAGTTTTTTAACGCCTACCAGGAAAACCGCGAAAAGAGTCTCGCTGCTGGTCGCGCTGTTTTTGACGAGATTCCAAGTGTTTCTATCCAGTACCCCGGCGGTGACGAGACAGTAAGGCGCATTGAGCCACACGACCTTGTGGAGTATCCAGAACTTTATGCAGCTTTCCAGTCAGGCAATACGCTAATAGAAAGCGGCACGCCTCTACAAGAGTGGGCTCCGCTTAATGGCAGTGCGTTGCGCGAGTTGCAGCACATGGGCTTTAAGACTGTAGAGCAGCTTGCGGAAACTTCAGACGACGTGAAGCGACGGCTTGGTACTCTGTCTAAGTTTGTGAAAATTGCGAAGGATTGGATTGATGCTGCCAACTCAACACAGTTCCAGGTGACTGCACTTAAGCAGCAGCTTGAGCGCGAGCAGCGCAGGACAGAGAAGTTGGAAAGTCAGGTAGAGCTGCTGATGCAGCGCATTGAGGCAAACGAGGGCACAGACATGCGTCCTCAAAGGAAGGAGGTGATCCGTTCTATTGCGCCAATGGAGGAAGAGTTTGTTGATTACGGAGAAGCTCTGCCTGAAACAGAGCCAGGTAAGCGAAGGGGGCGACCTAGAAAAATATGAGCCTTTCCACCGTTGTTACTAACGTCGCAAATGAGGCTGGTTACACTGTAGAGTCGAACATTATTGCCTCTACAGAAACGACTACAAAACAGCTTCGCACGTTAGCGAATCGCATTAACCAGGAAATGTCCGACCAGTACCCTTGGACTTCCATGTATGCGAGCGGTGCAATCACCTTGGTGGCGGGTCAGTCTCAATACGAGCTACCCGCCGCTTTTTCTTATTACCTTTACGAAACGTTTTGGAACAGCTCGACCCGTTGGCGCGTTATTGGTCCCATGACGCCGCAGGAGTATGCAGAGACGCAAGGCTACGGGCTTAACACCTCCATTTACACGCGCTTCCAGCTTCGCGGGATAAGCAACAACCAGTTGCTTATTTATCCGACTCCCACCGCTGGAACAGCAGGACAAACAATCATTTTTGAGTACATTGCTGATCGCAGTGTGCGTCCTGCAACTTGGGCTGCTGGCACAGCGTACGACGCAGGTGCTTACACGTTTTACAACGGCAACTACTACAGCACTGTCGCTGGCGGGACGAGCGGCGCTACTGCACCTACGCACACTAGCGGATCTGCAAGCGATGGCGGCGTGACATGGGTTTATTACTCAGGACCGTACAAGGAGTTTTTGGCAAATTCTGACGTAAGCATTTTTAACGAACGGACGTTAGAGTTAGGAGTGCTGGAAAGGTTTGCAGAAATACATGGGCTGGACACAATTCAGCCACGTTATCAAACGCAGCTAAACGAGGACTTTTCGCGGCAAAACCCCGGCAAGGTTATTTACGCAGGTGGTTACGGACGAGGCAACCAGTTTGCGCGTAACAACATAGTAGTCTTTGGAACCTGGATCTGACATGGCAAACATTCCACCGCCGCAAAGCGGCATGAAACCGATGGATTATTACCTGTTCTTGTATCGCTCAGGTGTCAGTCCTTATGAAGCGTATCAGGCAACAAGTGCTGCGTATGGACCGCCAAAAAGTAAAGAACAGTTGGCGCAGGAGCAGCAGAGCAATGCTGCTAAAAGCAACCTTGCCGCAGTAGCGGGACAAACAGCCGGTCTTGTTGGCGGAACATATCTTGCTGGTAAGGCAGCGGGATTGTTCAGTGCTGGTGGCTCTAGTGCTGGAGCGATTCAAGCTGCTTTAGCTGCCAAAGCTGCTGAAGCTGCTGCGGCTGGCGGTGTTGCCGCTGGTGGTACCGCTGCCGCTGGTGGTACTGCTGCTGCTGGTAGTGGTGCTGCCGGTGCTACAACACTTGGAACAATCGGTAGTTATGCCCTTCCGATTGCTGCCGTAGTTGGCACGTTAAGCACTGCCTGGGAAACTGGCATGAAGGACATACTTCGTGGTCGAGGGGATCGCGCTGATTGGATCAATCAGGGGGCAAACTTGGCTACAGCTTTTGTGCCTAATTTAGCACTGAAGTTATTGGGCAAGCGGTCCATTGGCAGCATGATGACGTCTGGAAAATCAAACGCGCAGCTAATCCGCGATGACTTCCGAGGAAAATTACGCGAAACAGGCGTAGCAGATGACAACTATGAGGTCACACTCGCCGACGGATCTAAGTTCAACATTGGATTGGACGGAAAGACTCGTTACAAAAATGTTGGTACCAACATTAACGACAAAACAACGCGCCAAGCTTGGGATGTTGATTTTTCCAACCCTCTAGCGGTGTTTGCAACCGAACAAATTGACCCGATGATTCAACGCATTTACGAGGGAGTAGATCGCAGCAAGATCCCCACGGAGCAGTTTACGGGGATGCTAGTAAACGCTGTAACAAGCAACGCTAAAAGTAACGAGGATGTTTTAGCAAACATTCGTACCGTTCTTGGACAGTCCATCTTTGCAAAAGAAGCGGGGTTTGATCCAACTCCAATACCAGGACCAACACAGGCAATAGTCAGACCAGAAGCCGGCAAAGTTCTGAGAGTGTCACCAGGCATGTACATGAACGATCAAGGAAAAATTAGCCCAGCACTGACAATGAAACAAGCACTAGAACTTAATTACGGTAAGGAGACTTAGTATGCCAATGGATAACAGATCACGAAGGATAGAAAACCAAGCCAGTCGGCTCGCTTCTGCGTTAGGTAGGATGCCTGGACGAGGCATCCCTAACATGGAGCGTATGCCGCGCATGATTGTGGATGATATGAAGGCACAGCCGATGCCGGGAGACGGCACAGCGCGTATCCAGCCGTTTCCGTATCCTGATCAGCCAGGACTTGTGCAGCCAATTAGGGATCTGCGCCGCGACATGCAGCAGATGCCACGCGAGCGCCTGAGCCCAGGCGTGTATCGCGGTGCTGATGGTTCGCTAGTCAACCAGCAGGGGCAAATGCTGCCTAACCAGCCACGCCGCGATCAGCAGCAGTGGCAAGTGCAAAACTTGCAGCCTTCGCCTTTTGCGCGTGATCAGTTTCAGTATTACCAGCCACCGCCTCAAGATGTTTACATTGGTCGCGGCATGAGTATGCCAATACCGCAGCGTCCAGTGCCGATGCCACCGGGCATGATGCAGGGTTACGGCGATACACCAGCTTACGGCGCAGGAATGACGCCGCAACAGATGCAGCAAATGGAACAAAACTTACAAGGCGTAGCGCAAGGCTTTCAGCAGGGCGCACAGCAGTTTCCTTGGCGTTACCCTCTAAAATAAATTTCGATGTCGTACCAAGGTGTAACAATGCCGCCACCGTCTTTAGGGCTTGATCTGGTCAGCCCGATTGATGGCATGGAACCGGCAGCAGCACTTGAGTTAGTGAATATCTTTCCAGGCGCAGGGGCTCCCACCGTTCGCCTTGGATACCAGACGTTTGCTGACTTAGGTACGGCATCACCTATTTATTTCATGCACGAGTACCCGCTGAAAAATGGAACAGCGCAGCTCATTGCAGCTCAAGAAACAGCTTTGTTTTCTGTTGATGATACAGGAACAGTAACAAACATTAGCAAGGTTGGCGGGTACCTGTCCGGTTACTGGAACAAGGAGTTGTTTGCAGGAAACATTTACCTTGCAAACAATGGAGGCGATGCGCCGCAGGTGTACACGGGCACTGGTGTTGCGGCAAACATAAGTGTGGGCGGCGCTGGCTATACACTGACCGACTTAATAAACGTAGCGTCCTACCGTGAGCGTTTGTACTTTGTTGAGCGCGACACGTGCAAGATGTGGTTCCACGCTACTGAAGGCGCAACATTAGTCAGCGGCGGCGCTGTTCTTAAGAGCTATGACTTCCAATACATATTCCGTCGCGGCGGCTATCTTCTTTTTACTGGTAGCTTTACGAATCAGAAAAATGTGACCAGCCAAGACTTGTTCATGGCGGTGTCTAGCGAGGGAGAAGTTGTTTTCTACAGCGGTTACTCGCCGGATGATCCAGATTGGTCGCTAGTCGCACACTTCATTATCGGCAAGCCGCTTGGTCCTCGCGCTTATGTGCGTGTAAATCAGGATGTTTTGATCATTACGCAACAAGGCATTGTGCCTGTGTCTGTGTTGTTTAGCCAAAGCCCACAGGAGGCTTCTGACACTATAAGCAGACCGATCAATCCGCTTATTACGCAGTATGCAACGCAAGTGGCATTAAGCGAGCGGTGGAACGGGTTTTTTTGGGCTGCGGGTCGAAGAATATACGTGATGCTGCCTGACAGCGGGACGACTGCGACCTTGCTTGTATGGTCACTGGATACGAAGGCTTGGACTCAGTTTGCCTTATTTACCGGCGCACACTGCTGCTCTAGCTGCAAGTTTTTAGACTTGCCGTTTTACGGTTCCGCTCAGGGTATCATTTACCAAGGTGAAACTGGTTACTCTGATGGCGCTACGGATGGACTTGGTGAGTCGATTGAGTTTTCTGCGCGTATGGCTTTCTCGTTTTATGGCAGCAGAGGGAACTACAAAGCGTTCAAAGACATTCGACCCTTAATGCGCGGCAAGCGCGGCTTGTCTCTCAACCTTGGTTTGGACACGGATTTTAAGCGCAGCACAACGGTAACGACAGTTACTACTGCTGCTGGGGCTTTTACGCCGTGGGGATCGCCGTGGGGCAGCCCTTGGTCCACGGATGTTGAGTACGTGTTTGATCGTTTTGCGGTCAAAGGACAAGGACACTGCGCTGCTATTCGCTTTGGCGGCAGCATAAAAAATACACCGTTACAACTTTTCGGCTTTGAAATACGATACGACTTAGGCGGGCAGGTCTGATATGGCAAAACAAGGCGCTTTAGCAAAAGATCCACAACAGTATACGCGAGTGTCACCGGGCATTTACCGCGATTCATCTGGAAGGCTAGTACAGCGTTTGCCTGGTCAGCGCGGTGCTACACAGCGCAGAAACCGTCGTCGTGACAAAACACCCGGCATACCAGGCGCTGTAGCTGGCAGCGACGAGGCAAAGTTCCGCAACTTGCCAAGTGAAAAGCAGGTCAATGAACTACGTTCAGACGTTGGAGCATTTACCAATCAGATGTTTGCCAATGCGATGGGATTTAATCCTAATCAGCCCTTTGTTGGTTACGAGCAGCCTTTCAGCCAAGAAATGCAACGGGCGCGTGAGTCAGTGATGGGCGAGTTTGAGCGCACGATGGCACCGGAATTTCAGCGCCAAGACATGCAGTTTAACCAGCGCATGATGGAACAGGGAATTGATCCCAACAGCGAAGCATACCAAGCGCAGTTCCGTGCATTGAAAGAAGCGCAGGGCGGCGCTCGACAAGCTGCTATGGCTAATGCGTTTCAGCTTGGCGCAGGGTATCAGCAGCAAGGCTTTGAGCAGGGACGCGCAGCAGCGATGTTGCCGTTCCAGCAGTACAGCGCAACAGAAAACCTATGGGCGCTCCCGTATCGTACTGAGGCGGAGGCAAGACAAGCGGAGCTTAATCGGCAAGCACAGATTACGGCAGCGCGTATGGGCGGCGGCTCTGCTGTTGCCGCAGCGCAAGTGCAAGCACAAGCGGCGCGTGATGTTGCCGCAATGGAACTAGCGCAAGGCTATAACCAGCCGCGACAACCTAATCCTTGGAACGCTGCCATTGGCGGATTGGCTCAGGGTATAGGTGCCGGTGTGTCTAACTATTACCTGCGGTAAATATGGCTGACAGTCTTGCACAAGCACTTCTAGCGTTGCCGATCCAGCCTGTAGAAACTCCCTACGGCATCACTGCGCTGAACATAAGCAAAAACATTCCGAACATGATTGATCCCTATGGCAATCCGTGGGGCAACCTGGCTATTGGCTTGGGATCGGTTCTAACTAGCGCACTGCTTGGGTATCAAGCTCGACAACAGGCGCTTGAGGAAAATGCTACTCTTGGACCTTTGATAACTGCTGGCTTAAAAGCAAAAACAGCAGAGGAGCTTGATGCACTGATCGCGCAACCTGGTAATGAAAGGTTGGGTCGAGTTGGCACTGAGTTGAAGCTGCGTCTGCTTGAAAATGAAATGCTGCAAAAGCAAAACGAGGAAAAACTTAAGCAGCAGCTTCTGCTAGAGCGCGTGAGGTCTGGTTATATTCCACCGGGCTACGAGGACATGCTTGGTGCAGGACAGACGCCAGAACAGCAGCTTAAACAGCAGATCCAAGGTGAATTGCTAAAAGAAGTTGTAAGGCAGGGCAGAATACCTCCAGGGTATGAGGATCTATTAGGTGAAATGCCACAATACTTTGCCGGTCCTCCTGGCGCAGAGCGCAAGCCGAGCATATTCCCTGGCATTGAAAAGACTTATGACGAGCGGCGGAATGAGTACATTCAGCAAGGCATTTCAATGGGTCTTACGCCTAACAAGGCTTCTGAAGAAGCTGACAAGCGTTTGACTCAAGAGAGAGCGGCTAATGCTGCTGCATTTAAGAAGATTGAGCAGTCGCGTGAAACATCATCCACGTATGAGCGATTAAGTGCTACTGCTGCCGAAGCTATGACTCAAGCCGGCGAAACTGGCGGCTTGATGCCAGGAGCGCGACAAGCTGGCAGTTACCTTGTCGCAGCGTTTGGCAGCAAGACACAAGCCGAGAAGATGGCAGCCACTAAACTGTTGGACAGCATACGTCCTGACATTGTTAAGGCTGGTCGCTCACCTGGAAGCGTAAGCGAATACGAAAATAAGATGCTCATTGGCGCAGGACCATCCAGCCAAAATACGCCAGAAGAAAACGCACGACTAATAAAAGGCATGGCGTTACGTGCCGAGCTTGAGCGCGATTACGCTGACTTCCTTGAGCAGTATGTACAAGACAAGGGCGATGCGGTTGGCGCAGACAAGTTATGGAACGCTTACAAGCAAGCAGAAGTTTTTGTAGGCGGTACGTACAATCCTGATCGCATTAACTGGAAGGATTATTTTGCTGGTACAAGAGAGCCGCGCACGAGCACAGAAACGGAAGCTCGTGCCACCGGACGCGTTGATGTGCTCGAAGGGCAAATTCAGCAGCTACAATCCTTGTTGAGTGATCCAGCAGTATCGGAAGCAACTAAACGCCAAGCGCAAGCCAAAATAGACGAGCTGTTGGGGCAATAGTATGGCAACGGTTGAAGAAATTTTGGCAATGGCTGACGCTGATCGTTCGGCAGGTGCTGTAGCAACTCCGACTGCTGCTAACTTGACTTATGATCCTGCTACTTTTTTTGCTCGGTCTACCCGCCAGCAGATTGGCGATCTGCTTACGCCGACAACCGAAACGCCAGCACCGTTAAGCCGTGGCGAGTTGCTGCTTAAAACCTTGCAGGGCGGTTTGGGCGGCACTGCTGATGTTTTAACGTTAGGCGCATTTACTCCTGCAACAGCGCGAACTTATGCCGGACTTAGTTCGTTGTTGACGGGCGCTCCATACGAGTCGCAACTTGGCAGAATAGAAGAAGAACTACAGGCGCGGAAAGAGTTGTACCGCGAAGCCGCAGGTGATGTTCTTGGTGGAAGTGTTTTAGGGATTCCAATAAGTGAAGTTGCTGCATCTTTTGCGAGCCCCATTGACCGTATTCGGCGTTTGCAACAAGCGCGGCAAGCTGCTGGTCCAGTAGGACGACTTGCGATTGACGCAGCGGTTGGTGCTGGAACAGGTGCTACCACTGCCGCCTTAAGCAGCGATGTTTCGCCAATGGAGCGAGCGCAAGCGATAGAAAGTAGCGCACAACTTGGCGGCATACTTGGTGGCGGCGGATCTGTTTTAGGTGCTGCGCTTAGTCGGTTAGGACCACGACTTATACAAGAGGGTATGCGTATGCGCCGCAGCTCTCTCGGAGCACGACAAAGCGATTACCAGAAAGTTGCTACCAGAGCTGGCACTACCATTCCAGAGGAAAACGCAGCGATCAATGAGGCGTTTATTGATCTACCGCCAACAACAAAACCAGCAGAAGCGGAGACGATTGCAAAACGCAACTTGGATGAATTGTTGCTAAGTGGAGAGCTTGGATCGTCCCGGCAACCAAGCCAGATGGTTGCTACCGTACAGCAAAAGCTGAACACGTTAGCGACTGAAGTAGACAACGTTATTTCTCGCTTTGAACAAACCAACACACAATCTTTGCCAAAAATTGACTTCGATGGCGCTACAAAGTTTCTTGAAAGCGGCAGGGCTGGCGATAAAGCTGACCAGCTTTTGAAGGACATTTTGGATTTTGAAGGGCGCATTTCTGTTGTGCCGCAAAGCCAGCGGTTGTCATTTTTGCAAGCAGAAAAGCGTGCTTTAGCGCGGAAGTATTCGGTTGGAGATCAGACTGATGCAGAGTTTGGTCGCGCTTTCTACGATGACGTGAAGAGATACATCGAAGGCTTAGTGCCCGAAGTTGGCGCACTCAATCGGCAACAAAGCAAGTTGATGACAGCGATACCTATTTTGCGTAGAGGTTTGGCGCAAGAGGAAGCCTTTAACTTGATGGGCTCATTGCAGCGTCTTGGTTACACCACTGGCGGAGTAATGGCACCGGCTATTCTTGGCTCAGGCTTAACGGGCGATTTAACTGGTGCCGTAACTGGTGGTTTGCTTGGTCTTGCGTTACGAGGCGCGGTTACTGGCAGAGGCAAGGAGCTTGTAGGACGTGGGGCATACAACCTTGGTCAGCTCGCACAAGCTGTAATTCCTGAAAATGCTGACGTGCTGGCAATGCAAGCCGCCAGACCGTTTGCTGTGACAAGTGAAACCGACAATAAGCAACAGCAGCGAGAGGCAGAAATTCAACAGTTGTTGAAACCCACACCGAAGGCTACGCCAGCACCTGCAAAAGCAAGTGCCTTAACTGATGATCAACGGCAAAGACTGCTCGACCTGCGGCAAAAAACCGTCACTAAAACAACAGCAAAAAATGATGTTGAAGCACTACTCGTGGGTCGCAGCAAGTTAGTGCAAGCGGTGGTAGCGCAGGAAAGTGGCGGAGATCCGAAAGCTAAAAGCAAAGCCGGTGCTGTAGGATTGATGCAACTTATGCCAGCAACAGCAAAAGCGTATGGCGTAACAGACCGCACAGACCCTCAACAAAGTTTGGATGCTGGCGAGCGATTTTTGAAGGATCTCTACAAGCAGTTTAATGACGTAGAGCTTACGCTTGCTGCGTATAATTGGGGACCAGGCAACGTTCGTAAGGCTCTTAAAAAGATCAAGGCAAAGGGTCAAGCAGAAACGTGGGATAACGTGTTGCGATATGCGAGCGTTCCCGACGAGACAAGCAACTATGTTGCTAAGGTGTTAAACAAGTATCAAAAGTTAGAGGGCTAATATGGGTTGGTCTGGCGGAACGTATAGAAAGGGAAACTACGCCTCAAACGGTTGGACTGGCGATGCGTCACTCGGCATAGGCATCGAGGCGTCACGTCATGACGATCAGGACGATGACTTTGAGACTGGCATTAATAGCTGTTTAACGAAGGACGGTCAGAACACTGCCACGGCTAACCTGCCAATGGGAGGGTTTAAGCACCTAAACATTGCGAACGCTACAGCTCGCAATCATTATGCTGCGGCTGGTCAGGTACAGGACAGTGCGTTTATCTGGTGCGGCACTTCTGCTGGCAGTGCTAACGCGCAGACGTTGAGCCCAACACCTGCGATTACTGCCTACGCTGCTGGTCAGGTGTTTCGTTTCATTGCTGGCTTTACGCCGACGGCAAGTCTGACTATTGCAGTTAGTGGTTTAACTGCGAAAAACGTGATTGATGAGCAAACTGGCGCGCAGGTTGGTGCGCTTGCGACCTACTCCGGTCAAATCTGTGAAATAATTTATGACGGCACTGCTTTTCGTCTTCGCAACGCTCTTGGCAGCAACGTTAATTTAGCGAACTACGATAATGCCAACAATGGTCGCGCTCTGAGTTTTTACAAGAGTCGCGGCGCTGCGTACCCAACAAACGTCATTGTGCAAAGCGGCGACAACATTGGAGTAATAAACTTTCTTGGCGCAAACGGCACTGGTTATGATCGAGCTTCGTATATTGCGGGTTTGATTGACGGCACTCCGGGTGCGTCAAGCGACATGCCAGGTGGTATTGTTTTTGGCACTACCCCTGACGGCTCTGCAACCGCTGTCGAGCGGATGCGGTTGAAATCGACTGGTCAGTTGCTAGTTGGTCAGACTACCGCTGCGTCTGCTGAGGAAATTGTTGCTGCTGGCACAGGTACTGGACAGCAGATTCTTTCCATAAATGGCGGATCATCGGGCACTTCTGGAGGCGGAAACCTAACCATTCGCAACGGTGCTACCGCAATTATGGCGATAGGTGGGCGCAGTGCAATTCTCGGCGGTGCTTACGATGCCACACCGCAACTCTACTTCAACGCCACACCGAAAGTGCAGGGCATCACATCTGCTGTTGGTGATCGTTTTATGAAGTGGTCTTTGAGCACTAATGCGTGGACATACGACGCATCATCGGCACGATATAAGGACAACATCACTGACTTGCATTACGGCTTGAATACTGTCCTTGCGCTTCGTAGCCGCGAGTTTGACTACAAGTTTGAGAACTACAAGCACGACATTGGCTTTATTGCTGAAGAAGTTGTGAAGGTAGTGCCGGAAGTGGTTGGATTAGACCTCGAAGGCAAGCCAGAGGCAGTAATGTACGACCGGCTTACGTCGCTGCTGTGTAAAGCGATTCAAGAGCTTGCTGCCAAAGTAGAGGCGCTTGAGGCGAAGTTGAAGTAATGCACTTGCGGCTTGTGCGAGTAGCGGAGCATAACGACGCCACTCTTGGGGTATTGTGCTTCAATGGGCGACCTATGTTTGTGACTCTTGAGGACAAGTGGCGCGAAAACGAGCGCAACGTATCGTGCATACCAAAGGGCAACTACGTTGTTGCGTTGCACAAGTCGCCAAAATTCGGCAAGTGCTACCAAGTCATGAACGTGCCAGACAGGTCGCATATTCTAATTCACTCAGGCAACACGCATGTGGACACTCAAGGCTGCATTTTGCTTGGGTTGATGTATGGGTCCATGGGAACAGCGAACGCAATCCTGTCGAGCCGTACAGCGATTGCAGCGTTCATGCACGAGATGAATGGCGTAGAGGCAGCAACGCTAGAGGTTGTATGACGGGCAGCGATGTTACAGAGCTTCGGTACTGGCTAGACCTTGGCATAAAGGGTGTCATTGGAATTGTGGTTAGTGTTGTGGGAATGGACTACCGCCACGTAAAGAACACGCTGCAAGAGCTAGAGCAGAGCAAGTATCAGGTTGCCATGCAGGTGGAGGTTTTGCAGGTTGAGTTGTCAGGCATTAAGCAAAGGTTAGACAAGATTGACGAGAAGCTGGATCGGGCTTTGTCGAGATGAGAGCCTTTGTGTTGTGGCTACTGCTTGTAGGCACTGCACAGGCACAAGGCGTTAGTTACATTGGGTTGTGCAATCCAACTTGGGATTGCGATGCAACGCTTAAAACATTTCGGGATCGTCCAGCGGTAGTAGGATGGCTAGAAAACTCTTTTGGGAATAGGTGTGTTTGTGCAGACAGAATCTTGCGTGAGCCGAATCGTGAGAAAGTTATCCGGGTTCACTTGGCTAACTCGCCGTGTCTACGAAACAAGCGTTGCGATAGCCATGATCTCTTTTTCAATCATACGGTCAAAACTGCGAACCAGGAAATAAAGCGTCCTCGGTCGCGGTTACGAAAGAAGTTCAATCGAATTGTCACTCGGTTTGCGGCGCGTCTTGCTGCTGCAAAGGGAGCGGTGACTTGCTACGTCTCGCCTTGTTTGGAGTGTGATCTCGATGACAAGTCTCGAAAGATTTTGCTTAGTGTTGTACGTAAGCGTTTGCCTAGCTGCGTTCCTGTGGACAATCCTTTTGGAGCTAGATGCTTACCGGGCTTCGTGTGTGAAAAGCATGGACCGGATAGACCTGACCGTAAGCCGTGTGTCTATGATCTAGACGGCACCGAGGCAAACTCTGTGGTTGACTTGCGGCAGACGGCTCGTGAGACTAAGGGTTGCGACTTGCGGTTTTACTGGTCGCACTGGATGAATTGCAACACGGTAGGCGGAGCGTTTGTGCCGCCTATGGAGCGTGAGTGCAAAGCAACAGGGAAGATGATGCAGAACGCAGGAGACAGAGCATGGGACCATTTATCGGTTCGTTAGTGCGGCACTTATTGTCGCTAGTAGCTGGTGGGTTATTGACCATTGGCGTTGGAGAAGCGGAAGTTGACAAGCTGGCTGAAGCAGTCACGCCTGTCGTGTCGGGCGCAATTCTTTATGGCGTTAGCCAGGTCTGGTCCATTAAGGACAAGAAGAAGAACTTGTTCTAAGGCACGTTGCGGTAGCGTTTGAATTTGAGCGAGCTAACGAACGTAGCGGGATGCACTTCTTCTACGTTGGTTGTCTCCTTAATGAACGCTAGGATCGCGACGAATTGTTCTTTCTTTTCTTGCTCAAGAAAATGGAGCTTAAACTGCTGTGTTGCCTGTTTGCGTATGTAGTCGGTCATGCCCTGACTGTCGTCGTACAGATGATCGCAGAGGAATTGCAGGTTAAACGGGCACGCAACTTTCTCAAATAGAAACCAGCATAGGCGGTTGAATTCTGCGATTGCCTTAATGTTAAAAACTTTGCGCTGCGAGGATGCAAGTTCTTCCCAGCGGATGAGCTGACCGTTGCCGGTGTTGAGCAGCTTATCGAAAAAGAAGCAGTAATCCTTTAGTGCGCGTTCAATGACAGCAAGCCATAGTTCACGTTCTGGCGTGGTAGGAAACTCGCCTTCCTCGTCCATCATGAACTTGATTAAATGATCGGTCACAATTTCCCTGCGATATAGCGTTCAAGCAGCACTAGAGCGTCCTCGGCGCTCCAGCAAACAGCGGCGTAGTTTCCAACACGATTAAGTGCCTCTATAAGCTGGAGCTGTTCCGGGGACGGCTTATTCGGCTTTACTTTCATCTCGATGTAAAGACCGCCGTACTTCCCGTTTGGGAATGGCACTGAAATATCTGGGACGCCTTTCTTGAGTCCTGCGCGTTTAAGGCTGGCTCTGCGTTGGATGCTTGCTTTGCCTTCGTTTGGCACGTGCCATGCTAGGTCGTAAGCGGGATGTTGCCCGGAGCGTAAGCGGCAGTAATCGAAGAACACGAACATTTCGAGTTCTTCTTTGCCGTGCTTAAAGGGTCGTCTAACCCTGGAAGGGCTCCACCTCTGTCTTTTCATGCCACGCCAACCATAAGCGGTCTGGCTGCACTGGCTGTATGGTGGTGCTTATAGCCGGGTTGTGCTCGTACCAGCCAGCTTCCCACTTTAGCCATGTGTCAGCGGGTTTGTGTCCGACGTCATACCACAGTTCTTTGACGTATCGGATCTCTTTACCGTTGAACTGTATGTGCTTGAGGGTTACCCAATAGGCTTGTGACTCGGTGGGTTCTTCCCAAAGTTCAAACGGCTTCCAGTCGAGTTTCACTTCTTTTTCTTCTTTTTGGTGACGCCTCTAATTTTGCCAGCGTTTTCTGAGGCGTAGAAAACTTTGTCGCCTTCTTCCTTGCCGTAGTATTTCTCCATGGCTTCTCGGATTTTAAGACCTTTCTTGGTGAGTGGCATGAGCGTCCTCCGTTTGCGGTTAGGGTACGCGAAGGTGTTGCGCGATTCACGCTAAATTTTCAGCGTAGACGCCTGTGCCGGAGAGTGTTTCCACGTGCACACGCTTGCAGTCAAGAAGCGTTGCGAGGATTAGGTTTGCAAGCTCGGTCGCTGAATCGTTGTAGTGAAGATTGATAAGGGCGCGGAGGTCTGGACGGTCTTGCGGCAGGGGCTCATAGCCTTCGTGCTGCTTAATCCAGACTGTCACGCGCCACTTGCCGTCATGGACGGTATGCGTTGTGAAGAATATTCTCAAAACGGCACCTTGTCGTCGTCGCTTGGGGTGTATGGTGGGCGGCTGTCGTTTTCCTCACAGAACGCGATAGCGTTCCAGAGCAGCTCAATAAGCAGCTTGGCATCGGAGGGAAAGAGGGTCTTGGATTCCTTATACTCGCCTGTTTGCTTATCTTTGTAGGATTTTCGCCAGGTTATGCTGTAACCCCCATTACGGGTTTCCCATACTGCAACGTCAATGCCCTTGTTTCTGTAGCTCTTAACTGGCGCTCCCATTTGACCTCCCATGTACCATCATGTTGTCCTATGTACCATGGTGTGCTACCATGGACTCATGGCTTTTACAAGAGGGTTTATGACACAGCAGCTTCCCGAAGGCTACCTTACTGCCAAGCAGCTTGCACAGTGCCTAAAAATATCAAAAGGTACACTAGAAAACCTCTGTCGCCGTGGCTTGCCTCGGATAAAAATTGGGAAGGCACGCCGGTTTTTGCTGTCTGAGGTTCAAGTGTGGCTAAGGCAGCTTGAGGCAGAGGCGTTAGAGCAGCGGCGGCTTGAAGATGAGCTTAACGAGGAGTTTGAGGACACTGACCATGTGGCGTAACCAGAGTGTGAATTACCCTGAGCTGCACAAGCGTCTCTACGGCGTGTTTCCTGAGTATCGCCCTATAAGCAAGTACGATGGTCCTGGCGCGTACAAGGCTATTGACGCGAATGGCAACGTTTTCCGTGTCACCATATCCATAAATGAGGACGGCAGACAGCGCAGGACTACGGAGCGGCTGTTAGCTGCTGAGGACGTGCTCCGGCAGACAAACCCAAAACTGTTTCGCCCGAAGCCGGATGAGGGCTGGTCGGACGATTAGAAATGCTTTACGTTCCCCCAGGTCTAGACCTTTATGGAGGCACCATGAACCTTGAACTGGCAGAGAACGAGCAGAAGCTCCTTACTGAGATCCTGAGTAAACTGACTGTAAACCCTGCGGCACCAGAGGCTGCTGCGGTTGTGGCTACCGTGCAGAGCATCCTAGCCAAGCTGACTGTGCCAGCCGAAGCCACAGCGTAACCCTCAAACTGCTTGTAGGGGCTGTATAAGCCCCGTAGCTACGAGAAACACCTAGTAGCGCAAGCAGTCTCTAACCTCCCAATAAAACCAGCCACAAGCCTTACAGAGCCTTTCCGAAGCCATACAGCCTACGTGTACCAACTACTGACACACGTACAGCCACACTTGTTTACTGTATACAACCAAACCAATAATTAACTTGACAAGGTTTGGAAAAACCCCCCTAATACCCCATACCCCGAAACAACCCCCCCGCTTCGCGTCTTGTGTTTTGTTGCTTCTAAGGAAAGCAGCTTCTTTCACAGTTGCCCTTAGCTGTAAGACTGTTCTCTACTGCGCTTTACTTGTCGCGTAGACTGCTGTGTACCGTGGCTGTTGGCTGTCATTTACCCCTAAATTAAATCTTAAAAAACTATACATAACTTACACGTTGCTATTGGTATTGCAGTTCGCGCTTAGATGAAGCTGCTTCTGTTTTGCTGCTTCGACTCTGCGCTGCTTGAGTTGCGTTGCTGCTGTCTTAGACCTCCAATGGTCTACGAGTAAGCAGCTTTCAAGTGCTAGTTATGTTAGGCTTTTGAAAAAGTTTATTTTGGTAGGATGCTTGAGAGCTTGTTGCGGCAGACGAAGTCAGGTATACTTTAGTTGCGGCACGTAAGTGCCCGAAACCGTTGCTAGTCACACCGGGTTGGACCCACATTTGAAGGCTGCGCTGAGAGCGTGGAACAACCTTTGAGTGTGGGTTTTTTTATGTAAGTTTGGCTCCGTCGGCAGGTCTTGCACCTGCATATCCCAACTTAACAGGTTGGTCCTTTGCTTTTAAGGTACGACGGAAGGTTTGCGTTTTAACACGCGATCTTTGTGCTGCTGTTTTACTACGTGGCTCTTACAACAAAAAAATCGTGCCTGATCTTGGCTTTTTTTTGACCTAATTATACGACATTGGCGAAAAAATTTTACACCGCAATAATGGCATTGCACGCTTTCTACAGGCGCAAAGCGTTGCGCTCCGTGAAATTTGCCATGATTTATACGTGTCAATCGCTCTAAATTTATAAAACGGTTGTCTCGTTTCTTGCCATTTCGGTGATGCAATACTTCGCCAACACGTAAAATTTCACCCGTGTTTTTCCACCAAACGATGTGATGTTCGTATGCATATCGGTTTCGATACTTTTTGCCAGGATATTCCTTTGGAGCAATAACTAGACTGTAAGAGCCGTTTTTCATTTATGTTTTTTCGTGGTCAAACAATTCTTCAATCGACTGCTCAAGCCACCGGATGCCGTCAAGCTGCCCTTTGGCAAACACTGACTTGTCCTCTGCCAGGAGCTTCGACAGCCGCTCCGACTCCTGCGTAATAAAAGAGCGCAGCGCGTAAGCTCCCTGCTTGAACGCTGCGCGACGAAGCTCTAAAACCTCTTTTTGAGTTAGCTTGCGGCTTCTTCCACGATGCAGCTTGTGAGCCGCTTTAGTCTTATCGGACTTTTCCACAGGTTTTCCCCGACTTCCTTAGCGCAGTTTTCGGCAAGGTACGCTTTGGCTTTGTCCTTGGCTTCGTTTTCAAGACTGCCGATGTTGTAGGTCGTTTCTTTTGCTTTGGATTCCCAGGGAAGTTCGTCGTCATCACTAGGACGCGACTCTTTAGCCACTCTCGCCTTAACCTCGCCCGTCTCAAGTTCATCAACCTGCGCTTCAACCGCAGCGCGATTGCTAGGAGCACCGTTAAAAGCACCGCGCTCAACCCGAGGACCATTCCGACCGACAGCAGCACTTGAGAACTCACTTGGCATCTCCTCTTGCGTATATAATCCGCCTAACTCATTAACAAATGCTTCGCGTAACGCTAGGCTCTTTGCACACTTTGACAACATGATGGACGGCATTGTCTTCCAGATAGGAGTTCCCTTGCCGTACTCTGCCAGGTAAGCCGTGGCAACCGACGGAAAACGCCTGTCTTTGCGATAGACCTTCACCGTTGAACTCACTAGCTGCTTGCCATCCCATTCAAGGCTTACTTCCATGCCGTCAAACTGCGGGTGAGCGTTGGCGATCTTTAAGAAGCCGTTGATCCCCGTCATTAGCTGCAAGCGCCCACCCGCTTTTATAGCCCATATCTCTTTCAAAGCCGGATTGAGTCCCGTTGCCCGACACATCTCTGCAAAGAGCGCAAACTCTGCGTTTGTCAGCCCAGGCGCTACAGTCTCCCGCAACGCTGTCAGCATCTCCGTGTTGTCTACTTTTGCTACTTCGTTTGTCATTGGTTTACTCCCAGCTAGTCATTTAAGATTAAGAACGCCTGGAGAGCCTCAAGCCCCAAGGCGTTCACCGTTACGTGCCGCTTTTCTGCCAGCTTGTGCAGCTTGCCAGCAACACTCTTTGGCACATCGTGAAACGTCATGCTCTGCACACGCAGTTCCTCGCGGCGCTGCGCCTGAGCTTCCAAATGCTTATTGCGCTGGTAGCACTTCTTTTGCATCCGCGCTTGGCAATCGCGGCAATAGTATTGCAGCCCGTCCTGCGATCTTGAGAGCTTGTTAAACTCCTGTACTGGCTTGGTTTTGTCGCACTTTGGACAAAATTTTATTTTGCCGTCAGGCGATAAGGTCTTTGGCTTTCTGCCAGGTCGTCCCCGTGGCTTTAGCTGCGGTTTCGTAGCCTCCTTCGGCGTTTCCACCGGCTTCAGTAACCAACTAAACATTTTCATGCGTTCTCCTAGTCACACACACGTTTGCACTCACAAGCTGTTTCCGTCGTCATCGACTATCTCAGTCAACCGCGCAAACCGCTTGTCCTCTAACTCAAAACTTAAAACATAGACGCCGCTATCATCAGCCATCACAACCTCAAACTCATCCTCGACAAAAGGGCTCTCCTCAACTACTGGTCCCCCTCCGTCGCTCCGACGCCTTAGCAGCTCCGCCAGCGCCACTATGCTGTCCAGTGAGCTGCGACCCGTTTGGCAGCTCAGGCGCTCCAGCAGATAATGGGTGTCCTCATCGTCAGAGCCAGACATCACGTTGACTACCCGATACTTGTAGCCCTTCGTCTTGTCAAAGTAGCCCATCCTGCTCTCCGTCCACCGCAAAGTTCGTGATCTCATCGGTCCCCTCACAAGGTCTCATCGGTACATGACGGTACACAGAAGTACATTGTGGTGCAAGTAGCAAAAGCCAAAAACCAAAACGAAAAAATTCGATTAAGTCGGTTTTAAACAAGTGAGGCACTCCAAAACAGTGACTTAGACGGATCCTTGGTCGAGTATACCCCGACCATGGCGGCTACACGCCGACCAGCAGACCGACCAGCAGAGACCTACACGCCTACGAGCAGCGATTTACACGCCGACCTACACGCCAACGGCTACGCTTATGGGTTCCCTGGCAAGCTCTCCGTCCCTCAAGTTACACTCATATCGTCACGGTCGCGCCATGCTGCTTTCCTCCTATGCTGTTTGTAGACCCCTAGCCTAATCCAGAGGGTTATCGATTATCATGGGCTGACCCAGAGCATTATTGGGCACGATGGTAGTCACTGTGCTTTCGTCGGTAACGTCTCGCCCGTAAATTTGGCTCAGTAGCGGATTAGGTCGACGTTTCGTTTCAGTGACTACGCTGTAGCCCGTTTGCCAGCCAGCAGAGTTCACCTGACCATTCGGGATCGGTAACGCTGGTCCAAACGGAGGGCTCACAGGCACAACCTGACCAAAGCCATACCGGCTGGGGCGGCTTGGCTGGTCAATAGGATTGTACTCTTCCCATATCTGCGCACTCGCTACGCTCGGAAGCATGATTAACGCTAGAATTGTTTTACGCATAAGTCACCTCTGCTAGTCGGTTACGGTTGCTTGTATAGATCTCGGTTGGATCGGTCTCTAAGGTAGCTGAAAATCCGATCTAGCCGATTGTCTTTAACTTCGGGGTTAAATTTCTCATAAACCCTTTCCATTAAGCACAGATCTAGTTCGTAATCCCTACGTTCCTCCGTAATCACCTCGGTAGTCACGTAGGCTTCCAACAGAGTCCAGATCATGATCTGGTCCCACTCTGCAATCGGAGTTTCCAACCACCTTTCCAGACTGTTAGGGTAGAAACTAACAAAGCCACTCCTACTCGAATGACGTTGCTTAATTTCCTCTGCCAGAACCTCCGTATCTGTTGCAGCAAAAATCCTAGCAACTTCCTCTTTTGGAACGTCCACTAGGATCTGGTCAGTTTCATAATTGTAGAACCTTGGGCTGTGTAGGGCTCGAAACGTTAGATCAATCTTAAAACGCCGACCAAACTCAGCAGCGTATAGTTCAGCGTATTTTTGGCAACACTTCGACCAGTCTATTGCTTCAAATAAACGCTGCGCAGTAATTCTCGGAAGCTCTCCGCAATCATTTCCGTAACATGATTCCAGAGTGTTCATAATCGCGTCATCATGTATGGAATGATAGAAGCCACTAAAAGGGATGTAACTTTTCATAGATCACCTCTACTAGTCATTATCAAAAGTTTTGGTCAAAAATCGGTGCGCCTGTTCCTCACTAGGAAACACCGTCCATTCCGTACAATCCAAGTAGCCCGGCATCGAGAGTCGAGCCCCATAGCCGTCTACGATTGAACAGCTTAAAAACTCGCCGTCAATAAATGGGCTGATTTCTTCCGCTGTTGGATGCAATGTTTTGCCGATTAGATCGAGCTGTATGGCTACCGTGCCTTGGCTCGTTTCTACTATGCACCAACGATCGTAAATCACCTGTTTTTGCATTGTCATGTATCACCTCTGCTAGTCATTCGGGCTGAATTGCCCAGCGGGCACTCCGTAGAGTACCCTGGGGGCTATTCTGCTACTTTAGCGTGCAATCGCGGCGTGGGTGTATTTGCATGGTTTGAATACGTCAGCAATGTAATCGCGTACAGCTGCGTTAAATTCAACTTCCCTGGTGCACGCAAACTCTAGAAGTTGATCGTTGCAAGCCCGCTCGTAGTGTCCGAGTGTGCTGTAAAGGTCTTGCTTAGTTGACATGGTTTTCTCCGTTGCTAGTGCTAGTCATTCTGTTCATTGTACAGCGGTCTGCATTGTTGCGCTACTGAGTTTCGCGTCTAAATGCATACCACCATGGTACACGATGGTACACTATGGTACAAGTAGGAAATGAACCAGGATGTACTGCCATGTACTGTCATGTACTCCTGTGATCAGTAGGTTATGAAAAGTGTTGTCTTAACACAGGGTTATAGAATAAGATGCCGAGTATGACGTTATGGGTGGGAACGAACGGATTTCGCAGCGTAATCGCTAAACGTGAGCAAGGTTTACTGTATCACTTGCTACGCTCGAAAAAGGGATGGTCGCAGCGTCAGGTGGGAGAGCTGCTTGGCGTTAGCCAGCCTTCTATTGCGCATCGTGAGCGTAACAGAGCCACGTATAGCTGCTCAGAGCTGGTCATGCTCAAGACCATGTTTGGTCTAAGCGTCGAGGAGCTGTGGTCGGTGATCGAGACTATAGCTAACCATCCGAAATTATAGGCATTACCTACCTAACATGCTGGTATCATTAGGCATTACTTACCTTACGAGAATTAGAAAACTAGTTAGGTAACATGCGTAATATATTCACCACGTTAGGTAGCCCTGTGGTCCAGGCGAAAAAAGAAAACGAGATCCGTTTTGACCTTCGATTCCTAAACGATTCCACGGATTTACCAGCCGTGGCGCAGGTTTTCGAATTCGTTTTCAATTTGAAAGCGCCGGGCGGTGGAGCAGACCGCGCACCCCACATTCCACATAAAAATCCCAACCCTCCCCTAAAACACCGTTATGCCTGACGACAAGAAAGACCTAATCATAGAGAAGTTACCCAAGGGCGATCCGAGTGGTGGGTCGTTGCGTGTGCGTACTGCTGATGGGAAGACGTTTACGATGCCTGTTAGTATGCGACCGAGGAGCGCCACTGAAGCATTGAAGGGCAGAACGCCGCGGCGTAGGGAGCGCGACCTAGCGGCTCAGGTGAAGCGTCTAGCGGCGATAGGGTTGAGTAAGACTGCGGTTGCGAGTTGTGTACGAATATCGAGTGACGAGCTTAATCGGCTTTACCTGAAGGATTTTGAGTTAGGTCGTAAGGACATGGCGGAGACGGTAGCGAGTGCTGCGATGGAGCAGGTAAGGTCTGGCAATCCGCAGATGATCATGTTTATGGCGAAGACTCGGTTAGGCTGGACTGAGACGAACGTGTTGGAGCATACGGGCACGGTAAACGCTGTAGTGAGTGCGAAGCCGTTGAGTAAGGAGGAGTTTGAGGCGCGGTATTTAGCCGATAACCGCGACAGTAATGCGTGGGAGTCTACACAGGAACAGCGTGTTATTGAGGTAAACACTGACGCTGAGACAAAAGCTGAGACTGACGCTGATTGGGAGTTAGACGGCGATGACTGATTACGACTACGGGCACTTGCGGTCTGAGTATTTAGGTTCTCTTGTTAAGCCGAGTACGGTTACTTGGGTGAGTGTCATTGAGACGAAGCCTGTAGCGTTTGAGCCTGTGTTATTGGCTGGACCTGTTTGGAAGCACGCTGTGGGTCATTATGACCCGACGCTTAGTGCGTGGGTAGTGAATGAGAAGTGCGTTGAGTTTGGCACATTTCCGCATTGGCAGCCGTTACCCAGACCTCCCTTTTATGGCTAAAGGGTCTAGGCGCAAGAAGGATGTTGAGGTTTACTACAAGTGTCCTGAGTGTAGTTGGATTGGCTACGTTGTGACTGACCGTTATTGGGTTAGTTGTGGTCAGTGTCGGGTACGTTTTGGCGTGAGTGGTAACGAGGTATCGAAGGCTGAGTATCGGCAGCGGTATCGGTTGGATGAGCAGTAACTGTAAGAGGAGACTAGCGATGAGTAAAACACCGGAAGAGATGGCTACAGAGTACGCAGACGATTGGCAGAAGGATTGTGATTACCCGGAGCCGTTGTTGTCCACCGTCAAGAAAGCTACCAGGATGATTTTCCTCGCTGGCTACCAAGCTGCAAAGGATCAGCTTGCTGATGCCGACAAGGTGATGTTTCAATGGATCAGCGTAGAGGAGCGGCTGCCGGAAATACCTGACAACCGTTTGATGAGCGACGATGTTTTGTGGCTTACACGATACGGAGAAATAGAAGTTTCTTGTTTAGAACGATTGCGTTCTGAATTTAGAGTGGATTGGGGTGACGCAGGACTTTTGAAATTGGACCAATTTACCCACTGGATGCCGCTGCCAGAGCCGCCGAAAGATGCTAAGGAGTAGTTGCGGCTGGTTGTCTAGTGGCGAGCGTTTTTGCTGTTTCCTGCTCCGGTAGGCATTTGTCGAGGACCCGAAGATTAACAGCGTCAGGGATTGAACAGCCGCACCATGAGTGACACTGAGGTTGAGCGCATAGTTTGGAGTCCTCAACCTGGACCGCAAGAGGTTCTAGTAAATTGTCCTATTACGCTAGTGGGCTACGGCGGTGCTCGCGGCGGCGGCAAGACTGATGGCGTTTTAGGCAAGATTGCCATTGATCAGGAGCGTTTTGGCGAGGACTTCAACGCAATTTTCTTCCGTAAAGAGCTGCCGCAAGCAGATGACTTGATTGAGCGAGCCAAGCAGATTTACTTGCCGCTTAGGGCGCACTGGCAAGACCAGAAGAAGCAGTTTACGTTTCCCAATGGTGGTCGATTAAGGTTCAGACCGCTCGCTGACGATTCCGATGCAGAGAAGTACATGGGGCAGAACTTAAGTTTGGCGTGCATTGAGGAGGCGGGTAACTTTGCCGACCCGTCACCGATCTGGAAACTGTTTGGAGCATTGCGAGGTAAGGGCGGCTCACAGATTATTCTTACGTTCAACCCTGGTGGCGTGGGGCATCATTGGCTGAAAGAGTTGTTTATAAAGCCCTCGCCGAAGGGTCTTAAGCTGCTGAAGAAGAAGCTGCCTAACGGCTCAAGTTTTGATTACATTTACATTCCCAGCCGTGTTTCCGACAACCAAATTTTGTTGGCAAAGGATCCAGAGTACATAAACCGGCTGCACATGGTTGGCTCTCCTGAGTTGGTTAGAGCATGGCTTGACGGTGATTGGGAGATCCATGAGGGCAGTTTCTTTCCTGAATTCAGCAGTCGTCACATTGTTCCGGCTTTTAACATTCCTAAGCATTGGCATAGGTATCTTGGTTACGATTGGGGTTTTCGTAGCCCTTTTGCCGCTGTATGGGGTGCTGTATGCAGTGGCAGAGATGACGAAGGAAAGGAAGTTTCGTATCCCAAGGGAGCCATTGTCGTGTACAGAGAAATGTGGGGAAAAGGCATTGATAACGTTGAGCAAGCCAACAGAATCGCCGCAGCTTCGATTGGTGAGAACGTCCACGCAGCAGCAGACCCCAGCATCTTCAACAATCAGGGCGGTCCGTCTATCGCTGATCAATTCCACACAGTGTTTGCCAAGTACAAGCATCCAAACTTCAGACCAGCCGACAATGACAGACAATCGGGATGGTCACAGATAAGACAGCGGTTGGTTGCTAAACCTCCGTTGCTGTATATTACGACTGGTTGCCCGTACTTGCTGGAGACTTTGCCAGCTTTGGCGATTGATAAGCGTCGTCCAGAGGATGCAGACAGCAGTGGCAACGATCATGCTTGTGATGCGCTGCGGTATCTGTGCAAGGAACGCTTGATCGACTCCAAGTGGGAGAAGCCAAAAAAGGTTTTTAGTAACGGTATTGTGCAGTTGCAAGCATACGTAAACAGGATTCGTAAAGAACAGAGCAGACCACGAATATGAAAGCAAAGCCGTTAGTTGAGCGTTTTAGTGGTTCGTATTGGAAGTCAGAGATTACTAGGGCAAAGGATCGCAGCAAGAAGTTTATTGAGGCTGCTGAAGAGTCGATCCGAGTTTACAACGCACAGAAACAAATAGGGCTGCTAGACGATGCAGAGCGACGACTTAATTGTTGGTGGTATTGCGTCAATACTCTTTTACCTGCTTACTATTCCTCGACGCCGAAAGCGGAAGTCACGCTTAGGAAAAGAACGGGCGGGACGCTTGAAGAAGTAAGCGCGGTACTGCTTGAGCGGAACTTGCAGTACCAAATGGAGTGCGAGTTTCCGTTTGATCTAGTTGGGTACAATGCAGCGTTGCAGTTTTTGCTGACTGGTCGTGCCGTTTTGTGGGCTAGGTACGAGGTTGAGTTTGAGGAAGAGACTGTAGAGATAGCCCTGTTTCAAGGCGAGGACGGCACGTTTGTAGACGACAAGGGACAGCCGTTTGCGGGAGACGTCAGCAAGGCAAAGCCTGGTCCTGGTGGCGTCATTTTGGTTGAAGTTACAACCGAAGTTAAGGACGACGAGTCAGCGATTTTAGACGTAGTGCAGTACAATGATTACCTGTGCTCGGACGCCAGAAATGAGACTGAAGTTGAGTGGCGAGCGCGTAGAGCGTACTTGTCGCGTGAGAAAGCCAAGGACATGTTCGGCGCAGAAGTGGCTGATGAGTTGAGCTACGATGCCTATCCTGACAAGGACAAGCGCAGTTACGAGAAAAACGAGGACAAGTACGAGGGCAAGGCAGAGCTTTGGGAAATCTGGTGTGAGGAGACTGAAAGCGTTTACTGGCTGCACCCTAACAGCGACAAGGGCATAGTATTCCAATCGGAAGCGCCTATCGATTTTGAAGGCTTCTTCCCATGCACTGTGATTGCACAGAGCCAAGATCCCGACAGTGTGCTGCCTGTAAGCGATTACTCGCACGTTAGGGATCAGATCCTAGAGGTTGAGCGCCTTACGACTCGCATCCATGCCGTTACTCAGGCAATTCGTACCAATAGCGTTTATGACGCTACTCTTGGTAATGAAATTGAGGCGCTAATGTCAGGCGACCTCAAGATGATTCCTGTAATGAATTGGCCTAGTTACAAGAGTCGCGGTGGTCTCGCTGCTGGTGTAGAAACGAAAGATATCGCGCCGTATGTAAACGCGCTTCAGGTGCTACAGGCTGCAAGGCAGACAACACTAGAGCAGCTTTACGAAACACTCAAAGTTTCTGACCTGCTGCGTGGCACAAGCGACCAGTACAAGTCAGCTACTGCTAACCGGCTAGAAAACGCATGGTCCAGCCTTGGGCTCGTCGTGCGGCAAAATATGTTCACCAAGTTTGTTTCTGACGCGATTGAAAAGCTAGGAAACATTATCGCATCGCAGTTTGATGCGGAGCGCATTTTTGAGGCTGGGGACATAGACCAGTTGCTGCTTCCGCTGTTGCCAGAGCCGCAGCCAGAACCAGCGCCAGAAGTCGGTCCAGACGGTCAGCCGTTGCCTGTGCCACCAATGCCGCAGCCGGACCCGGCTATGCTGCTTGACGGCATGAAGATGCAGTTGATTGCGTTCTTGAAGGACGATGACAGGGTTGCTTACCGCATAAAGATTGCGTCTGACTCGATGATTGCCATCGACCAGGCGCAAGACCAGGCTGAGGGCTCGCAGCTTATGAGCACAGCCGGAGAGTTTTTCAATCAAATGCGGTCGCTCATTGAACAGTACCCACCGCTCCTTGGGTTCTCAATTGAGCTGTTCCAAAACGTAATCAAGAGGTTCAAGGGTGGCAAAGAGCTGGATGGCATCTTTACGAAAGCGTTGGGTCAAATTGGCGAGATCGCTAGGGCTAAGGAGGAAGCAGCAAAACAACCGCCGCCGCCGGATCCAGTTATGCAAGAAATGCAAGCCAGGATGCAAATTGCACAAGTTGAAGCACAAGCGCGCCTTTCCGCGACTCAGATGCAAATGCAGGATGCTCACGAGAAGAATATGCTCGTGGCGCAAGAGTCACAGCTAAAGATGCAGCGCGATCAGCTAGACGCGCAACTTGCAATCAATAAGCAGCAGTTCGAGCAGTACATAAAGCAAGCGGAGCTTGGCATAGCGCAACAGGAAGCACAGATTAAGGCTAACGCTGTGCAGGTAGACTTGCTCAAAGTTCAGGCAAACACTGATGCCAGCAACGCCAAGTTGAACGTGCAGCAAGAAGCTAACCGCATGGCTGCAATTCTGGACATTCAGAAACAGCAGTTAGAGCAGACTCGCATACAGTTGTCGGAAACCGAAAAGCTGATGGAGGAGCGGCGTCTTGCCGCAGAGCAAGAGATCGAGCGTATGCGCGTTGGTCTGGAAGCTATGAAGCCACTGGAGCAAGCCCAGCAACAGCCGGTGATTGTGGCAAATGTTGTGCCGCCCCGCTCATAAAGGCTCTGTTGCAACTTAAGTGTATCATGGTACAAGCAGGTGCAACCTGACTCATTTTGCAACAATTCAGTATGACAAAATACAAACTGTTCCAATGGTGTCCAGTTAAGCAACAGGTAGTGCCAATCGAACAAGTTCAAAAACGAGTCCAGTCAAATGCTAGGGACTTGTTTATACAGGACGAGATGGAGCCGACGAAAAATCCTCTCAACCCAAAAGAAGTCTACACAAGCAAAGCAAAGCTAAGGGCAGCGTACAGATCAGCCGGGGCAGTTGAGGTCGGCGATGCGTACGAGCGCGGTTACGACCCCCAAAAAGAGCGCAGCAGCAAGACAGATCAGATTGTAAAGAATGTAATGCAACAAATTAGGGAGCGCATGAATGGATAGCCAGGAGCCGGTTGTCGAAGCAGCAGAAACAGAAGTTGTAGCAGAGCGTGAGCAGGACACGCGCAGTATCCGTGATGTGCTTAGCCAGCACCTAGATCAAGAAAAGCAAGTTACCGAAAGCCCTGCTGTTCCCGCAGGTGAGGCAACTCCAGCAGCAACGCCAGCAGAGGCAACGCCGCCAGCAGTGGATCGTGTGCCGCTTGTGCCACCTGCTGACATGAACAAGCAGGAAAAGGACGCATTTCTAAACCCTACGCCTGACAACGCTCACATCTTGCAACAGTACATGAATCGTAGGGCGTATGAGACGCGCAGCGATTACCAGCGCAAGATGCAAGAAGTCGAGCAGCTTAAGCAGCAGACTTCTGGCGTTTATGATGTGCTA